CACCAATAGGTGTTCCATCTATTGCACCACCATTGATGTCTGCTTTGGCTATAGTAACAGCTCCTGTGCCGTTAGGAGTAAGGTTTAGGTCACCATTAGTATCTAAAGTAACAATAGTGTTACCATCTAAGTGTAAATTGTCTATTTTAAGAGTAGATAATACTTCATTGCCAAGATTTAAGTCAGCAAGTTGTGACATTAATTCTCTAATAGCGTTATTAATGTTTGATGGTGCTGTACCTTCAGCAATACTAATACTATTTAGGTCAGTATTATTTGCTGCGATTGCATCAAACTGTGATATTTTTGTTTTTGCCATTATATACTCCTGATTATTCTGTAAACCCTTGTAAGAAACTTCTTGGTTTTTCTTGTCCTACTGAAACAGGGCTTGTTAAAGTAGATTTTGCTGTTATTTGACCTGATGTAATTAATAATTTCATAATGTTATCAATAGCCTTGTCTATACCTGTTCGTTTTATATCTGATTTAATTTTTAATAATTCTTCAGGGGATGTGGAAGAAATATATTTATAAACTTCATCAGCATAACCTTCATTAAATAAATCTTTACGACTTTTTACATTTCTTGATGAAAATAATTCTTTTGCTAATTGCGTACCTGATAAATTATCATAACCTTTAGCAGCTTCATCTAATCCTCTAATTGCTTTTGTTTTTTCTGTTGTCTTTGAACCTTGTAATATTGTGTTTGAAGTATCTTTCATCTTTACAATATCAGTTAAATTTTTAATTAATTTATTAGCTTCAGGTTTACCTAAAATTATTTCTAACATTTTTCTTTGTTTTTCAGATTTTATAAGTTGTAAAGCTGTGTTTCCACCCATGCCCTCAACACCTGCGTTAGCTTTTTCAACAATATCTTCTAAATTATTATATACACCTTGTCTAAAAGCTGTTTTTTCACTTTTTGATAACTTATTAAAAACATAGTCTAATTCATCTATAGCAAATTTATTATAAATTTTTCCTTCTTGTAATGCTCTTAATATTTCCGAGTCACCAGCAAACTCATCTCTTGCTTTTTTATAAGCTGGATTTTTACTATCAAACCAATCTAAAAATGTATTTATATTTAGTGTTCTAGCCCTTAATTCACTATTGCCAAAAGATGTTTCACCACCTTTCTTACCTTTATCAATAGCATCACTCATAGCCATTTTAACATAATGCAAGAACTCACTTGATATTTCTGTAAATTCTTCACCTTTGTCATTTATTATTTTACCATTTTTTATTGTTACTTTTGGTAATTTTACTTTGTATAACCCTGCTAATTCATGTGCATCATTAAAGGCTTGTTGAAAGTCAGCTGTAGAAACTATGTCTTGCCATTCTATATCATCTTTAATATTTAAAACTTTTTCATTTGCTCTTTTATAAAATGTATCAGCTTTTATATCTCTTAGGTTCATCAACTTTTGCAAAGTAGTAAACATTTTGCCTTTTCCATCAGGGAACGCTATTTCTAGTTCATCTTTTATACGTCTATTTAATGTGTTGTTTCTATTTTTAAAAAATCTAGATATTTCTCTTGAGTTTTTACCTTCACCAAGAATTTTAGCTGCAATTATCATCATTTTGTCTGTACCCAATGCTTCACTATCTGCAAGTGTAAAACCTTTATTTGATTTTTTGATAGCTGTTTCAAAGAATTTATTTATATCACCACCTGCCTCATCTATCATTCCTCTTAATTGTTTTTTTGCTTCTATCTTACCAAATCTTTTTGCAAGACTTTTACTTTTTGTTGTTGCATTTGCTACAGCATTTCCTAATGGTACTGTTACTATTGAAAAACCTGTTGATAAAGCGAAATCTCGTGCAGTTGTAATTCCTTTTGATTTTGCAGTTTCTTTAAAATTTATAGTTCCATCATCATTTAAAACAACTTTACCAGCACCAAAACCATAAAGTCCGCCTTCTCCTCCTCTTGTTAATATTTTTCCAATAGTTCCTTTTCCTCCTTCAAGCCTATTGAAACCTCTTGTTAAAGGAGATGCAATATAACCAGCTATTTCTGTACCAATCGACTCAACAGGTCTTAATTGTCTTGCCACATCTAAACCTTCTGCTTCTAAAAGCATACCTTGACCAATAGTTAAATTTGGGTCTAACAAACCTCTAACACCTCCAACAACTTCATCTGCTAAAGTATATGAACCTCCACTTAAAGGAGGTGCAAGTCTTTGTGGTATTATTGGTTTTCTATCATTAATAGTTGGTCTTATAACAACATCATCAGGTAAACTTTCACCCTTATCAAATTTTACAAATAAATCATTTATTTCTTGGTCAGAATAATCTGTATTTGATTGTAAATTATAAGATTTTCCATTAGCATTAAAATTATATTCAGCCATTAATTTACCTTCTCTATTTTAGAAACTAAATTGTCATCATCTGTAGTATTACCTTTTATAAATTTTGCTTGTTCTCGTAGTGCATTTACTTCTTCTCTAAACATTTCATCAACTCTTTGTAGTGTTTGTAGTTCTAAAGTTGGGTGGTCTAATGCTGGATTGGCAGCACTTAGTTGTGCATAAAGTCGTTGATATTCAATTTTTTTATTTTGTGCCAATGTTAATGTTTTTATTAATAACATATTACCTTCTTTTGTCTTACCTAAAGTTGGTGCCGCTGATTGAACAAACATCAAATCTCTATCTGTAGGATTAACACCTAATTGTTTTACAAGAGGCAATATTGAATTATTTGCTAATGCCTTAAATGTTGTTGCTCGGTTTAATTGAGTTTGAGCTTCATTATTTAACAAACCAAAATTATCCATTAAAGCAGCCATTTCGGTTCTTAAAGGTACTAATGAACCTGTTTCAAAATCTGGGTCATCTAAAATACTTTGCATTATATTTAAATTTCCTAAAGCTACACGAGCAGCATTAGCACTTTCTGAAATATCTTTATATGCTGTAAGTTTTACTTCGTTAATTAATGGATTATTAGTTTTTCCATATAATTTTATATATTCTTCTAATGAAATACCTAATCTTTCTGCAAGTTTTTCTTCTCTTAATTTTTTTTGGTCACCAAACTTGGCTTTCATATATGCACCCATTGGGTCACCTTGAGGAATTGCTGCCCCCATTGGTCTAGCTGCACCCATTCTATTAAATTCTTGTGCCATTGCTAACATTGGTGCTGCATCTTGATAGGCTTTTTCAATCCTATTAAATATACCTCTTTTAGCTGTTTTTGGAGGTTGTATTTGTTGAGCAATAGTTGGTGGTTGCATATTTTGTCTAGGTGCTGTTCTCAAATCTACATTAGGTAATGCAGATAGATTTCTTAATGGCAAAGTGTTCACATTAGGAGGTGGAGTTGGTGTTTGTGGCAAAACAGGTGCTGGTGTAATGCCAAGAGGATTATTTCCCATATTTTGCATTGAACTTTGTAAAAGACCACCCAATGACGCACCACTTGTACTTGATGTTATTTGGTCAAGCATATTTAATCTTCTTTGCTTTTCTTGTAGTGGTAAATTTGAATTTAATATTTCTTGTCTTGTCATTTTATTATCCTATACAAATTATTGATTATTAAATAATCCTTTAATACCTGAACCAATACCAACAATACTAGAAATAGCACCTAATGTTTGATTAAGTGGATTGTATTGATAAGGTGAACTTGTTGAACCATAACTTCCTGCTGAAGTTCCAACTTGATTTAAGAATTGATTTAAGTTTTGTGCTGGTGCTGATTGTAAGAAATTAAATCTATCCATATTAGCTAAAATATCTCTTTGTGCTTGTTGTTGTCTTAATTGACCAACTTTAGCTAAATTTGAATAATCAGTATAATCTTGTTGTGCCATATTAAATGCTTGAGGTATCATAGCATTTTGTCTAGCCCTTTCTGTTTCATAATTTCTATAATAAACATCACTTAGGGCATTTGTAAGGGCGTTTTGATTGTAAGCTGACCCCAACCTACCTGCTTGTGAAAAAGTGCCTTGTACCCTATCTGTTACAGGGTCAACAACGGCTCTTTGAAAGTAAGGGTTTGTGTTTGCATTTAAAAAATTACCTCGTAATGTATTTAATGCTAAATCTTGTCCTTCTCTTTGTAATGGTGAACCTGATAATGCTCTATTTGTTTGTAGTGTCATAGCCATTTGTTGTTCAGGGCTAAAACCTGCAACAGTATTTTCAGGAAAATAATTAAAACCACCACCCTCATTATATAGTCTTTGGGCTTCATTAGACCCATAGGCTAAAAATGGTGCTGCATATGCAGGAGGATTTGTAGTTTGAACTGATGTTCCTGTTTTATCGCCACCTATACTCATTATAAACTCCTTATTGAAATTGTGCCTACTTCTTCATAAGCTCTGTCTTTATCTTTTAATCTTGACCAACCTTTGCGACCCATAATCATTGCTTTTTTACAACCAATAGATTTAGCCCAATTACAAATTGGTTTTTCCATTTCTTTTAATTCTTCTAAATTGCCACCACCCAACCAAAATCTTAACATTTTATATCTTGGGTATGTGACTATTTCAGTTACACACGCTGATTTTTGTCCTGTCCATAATTGGGCTTCATTTCTTGAAATAGCATAATAAATATCTTTTTCACTATGCGTATCAATACCTCTATCCAATGCTTCTATAATATACTTGCGTGACTTTAGCCACGATTGTTTATCCAATGATGACATAACTATAAACCTGACTATCTCCTGAGTTTTGATGAGCAACAACAAAAGAGCCATTATTAACAGTTTGCATGTAAAAATGATTTATATGTTGTGCAGCTCCAGATGAATGAGGCATAAATAATATAACACTATTTTCACCTACTCTTTCGTCATTAACTGTAGTCGTTGCAGAATGTGCTATTGCTGTAAATTTACCAGTAGAATTTAAACCACCATCTATTGTGCGATTTACAATCTCTGCTACAAGTCTTGGGTCGCCACCCTGATAAGGTAATTTTCTAAACTGATTATCTACCATTTATCTTTTACCTGTTGTTTTTGCCTCTATTTCGACACCTTGTATGTATTTCCAAGTGCCTGATACATTTAATCTCACCTTATGATATCTACCTTGATTTGACCTTATGTTGCAATATCCATTTGCATTTAATGATGATGTTGAACCAAAACTATCACTATCAACCTGTCTATTTCTTGTAGATACTTGTGCTGATACATCAGGTGTTGTTCCTTGTGCAATTTCGACATAAGGAATAACATTTGTAATAATACTTGTTTTGCCACCACCTGTATCTAAATCAGCTGTTTCTATTAAAGCCTGTTTATTAATACCACTAAAGGTGTGTATCTTTTGGTCTTTAGCACCACCAAAGATAAATTGACCACCTATATAAATAGCACTATCAAGTGAAGCAGGTAATTCATCAATAGAACTACTTATACTATCAAGTTCTTCAAGTGTGTAATTTATTGTCATAAAAGAAGATATAAGTTCACAATCTAATTCTGCATACGACCATCTATCTAAAGCATAATTATATATTAACAATCTATCAGGGTTATCATCATTAGAACTTCCTGATGTATATGACCACACAACTATTTGTTCTGTAGGGTCAACTGCTGTTGACATTCTTCCTTTGTTTCTAATTGTAAAATCATCAAAGAAAAAACGATTTACTTTTTCTGCACCTATTGGTGTTGATGTTCTACCATCAAATTTATAAAAACCATCATCTGATAGATAAAATACAGTTGAGCCAACATTGGCAACTGAATTAGGATAGTTACAACCAAACCCTGTTTGCACTTTGTCAAATTGGAATATAAGTGGTGTACCACTATAAGTACCTATAACAATACCTTTTTCACACAATATTGTTGCGTATTCACCACCAACAATACCTGTTACATCACCCATATCAAATATATCTTGTATATCAGATTGGTCTGTTCCTGCAGTCCAACCTGTATGAGAGGCTAATGACGACCAATACAATCTATTTGTATATGTTGTGCCACCATATTTAACATTGCCTGTAAATACAAAATCACGAACCACAGCTATATGTTTAGCAGCAGGGCTACCAGATATGTCAGCAAATAATGAACTTGTACCATTATCATATACTTGTAGTATATTGTTGTGTCCTGATGCACCTATTACAAAACCACTAAAGTCTATAAACTTCCAAACATCTTCATCATTAAGTGTTGTATAATTACCGGCTTTAGATATGTTTGTTAAATTAGAATTTGATTTAGTAAATTCATATAATTTACTTCCATCACCTGCAAATATTTTAGGGTCACCACTATCGTCTTTTGCAGCAAATAATCCTCTTATTCTTCCATCTGCAGCATTACTGTATTGTGATAAATCTTGTAAACCTCTATAACCTCTTGCTGCCGGTATTACATTTTTTGCTACTGTAACACCACTAACATTGTCAGGCTGGTCAGGCAACCATTCACCAAATGCCATGTTCATCATGTCATTTCACCATAAACACTACGCATTTCTAAACTTGCACCATAAGAACCTTTTTCTTCATCAACTCTAATTTGTTGTAGTGTTAATTGTATTAATTGTTCATATTGTGCTGCTCTTTGTTCATCAAGTAAGTATGTGTAAGCATGAAATAAACTAGCATACAAATATAGGTCTGGGTATCTTGTTAATACTGTATTAGATGTATTGCTATCACTTAATGATGATATACTTGCTCTATATGTAAGTTCTATATTATAGGCACTATCAGGTATAGGTGCTAAAAATAAATTCTCGCCAATAACACTATAAACTCTTGGCAATCCTGTGCCTGTTGTTGAATATTCAACTTTTATTTGTAATGGTGTTAAGTATCTTAATGTTACTCTTGGATTATTCATCACCTTAACATTTCTTATAGTTCGTAAATCAGTTGGTAAAGAAATATAGGCATTATCAGGTGTTGCTGTTAATGTTGTTCTATTTTCTTGTGACCTTGTTTCTAGTTCACGAGATATGCGACTTTCAGCTAAATCAATAAATGTATCAATTTGTGATGTTAAATCATCTCTAGCTAAAAAATCAGCAATAGCTGTTTTAAGTTCTGAATAAGTTGTAATTGCCATTATATATTACCACCACCGGTTCTAAAATATTTGTTGTCAGGGTCATTTAACCATCTAGCCCATGCCTTTTTATTTTTTTTAGGCTCTCCAAGTTTTTGTGTTAGTTCAAAATATAGGTTTGCAGGTATTTCTGCTACTTGCCTCATGTGTTTTTGAGTACCAACCAAATTATATGGCTTGTAATCAATGTCTAAATCTTTTGCTTTTTTAATAATATGTTTTGTTTCTTGTTCGACTGAAACATGATGTTGACCATCATTACCTCCATGAAAATATGTTGTTTTCTTTTGGTATGGGTCATATCCAATAATTTTTTTTGTCATTATTTTCTCTTGTTTTTTGAGGGCTGCCCTCAAAGACAGCCCTCTTTAGTTAGATTAAGATGTACTTAAATCTGTAACCATTGCGTGTGCTTTTGGTGCAGTAGGAACAAATGTCCATTCTGAAACAATAGCAAACTTAGTGCTGTCACCTGTTGGTGCAACATCTGATACAGAGAATAATCTATTAGGTAATGAACCAACTGAATAATGGTCACTATCTAATAAGAATATTGTATCATTTAGCATTTGTCTGTCTATTGTGACAGATAACTCACCAAAGTCTGTTAGATACATTGACACACTTCCAATAATAGCAATTTCTTTTGGTGCTGAATATTGTAATTGTGCAGTTGCAACTGAACCACCTGATAAGTCACTAAATGCAACTTTGTTAGCAGGTGAAACAACTAGCATATCAGGTTGTCCACCATCATCATACGCTAATTTCATTGCAGCATCTATTTTAGCTAAATCAAGTGCAGCGTTAGTACCTGCTTTGTCAGATACGTCAGTACCATCACCAGTAGGTGTTGTAGATGGTGATACAAGACTTACATTAGTTATATATGAACTAATTTTACCTGCTTTTCTTGGGTCTGATGCTGAACGAGCCTCATTTTTACATAATGCTTTTTCAATATCTCTGCGTTGTTCTAGTCCTTTAAGAACTTTAACATAAGCTGTTTCTTTATCTCTACCAGCTTTATCAACACTATCTAAAGTGCCTGATACTGATGCAGCTTGAACACTAATTTGGTGATAATTACCAAGTCTAGTTGTTGCTGTTGGGTTGACATAAGAATAGTCAGCACCTTCAGCCACATAGTTGTCATCAGCTGCTGCTGTTAGTTCTTGAACTTGCCATTCGTGAAATACGCCTGATGTAGTTACTTTTTTACCATTAGAAAATATTGGTGTTTCTGCAGGGTCTATACGAGTAATAACATCTGACAAATCTTCTCTTTCACCGATAGCGTTTGCGGTTTTATATGTTGCCATAGTTTTTTCCTTTTAGGTTATGTGGATTTTTGTAAAAGATAATCAACAGCCGAATCCATGCTACCTGTTGACCTTAACTTATTAAAGGCTTTATCAACCTTTCCTTTTTTTAGGTCATTTGCAGTTGTTAATTTTTTACCACTCTTTGTCATCTTTGGTGCTTTGCGTAGTTTCTTTTTTACAAGAGGTTTTTTAGTTTGTAATTCATCAAACATCATTGCTTTTCTTAACATTAGAATTGCCCTATGGTCTGTTGCTTGACTTAACTCAGCCTCACTAAACCTTTCTTTTTCAGGTAAACTTGTTGCATATTTAACAATTTTCCTTTTGTCACTTTCAGCAAACTTTTGGTCTTTCCACTCAGGTATAACCTCATTCAAATATTGTTGTGATTGGGCTAAAACCTTTTGCATTTGTTGTTGACCTTCAAGTTGTTGTTTGTACTGCAATTCTTGATTTGCTTGTTGAACTCTTGCTAAGTGTTCTCTTTTATCTCTCCACGCATCTTTTTGCCTCACATATTCCAATGGGTCATCTTCGTAAAGTCTTGTCCATTGTTCTTCTGTTGGCTCGTTTTGTATGTCACTAGATAATTGTTGGTTTAACTGCTCTAAACCTAATCGGAGATTTTCTCTCTCCTTCAAAAGTTCCGATTGTTGCTGTTCAAATTGTTTTTTTTGATTGGCAAGTTCGGTTGTCTTTCTAGTATAATCAGATTGTCTGCTGTAACCTGCTGTTAATTCGTCAAGGGTAACATCTTGTTCTTCACCATTAATCTTAACAGTGACATATTCTTGTTCCTCGTACTCGTTAACTTCATCTTCGGTTGTAGCTTCTTCTAATTCTTTCGATACATCTTCCTCAACAGCTTCAAGTGCCTCATCTTCTTCTTCAACTTCATAAGGTTCTTCACTTGTTGGTTCGTCTATATCTGTAATTGCTTCTGTTTCTTCAACTTCTGCTTGTGGTTGTGCCTCTTGATTCGGTTGTGGATTATCTTCTGTTTCCTGCCTGTCAAGTAGTAGGCTTGTGGCTTCCGCCATGTTGATAGGTTCGTTCCCAATGGGGTTATCGTCTGTCATGTTTTTACTCCTTTAGACTGCGAAATTGCTTGGTCTTAGTTTATTTGTGTTAATTGGTCATTTGCAATCTTACCGGTTGCAACGACATTTTCTATGTGTTGTTTGACTGTTTTAAGAGTTTTCAACATCATAAAAACTGTTTCACGAGGTTTTTGTTGGTCTATAGAACTACTTTCCCATGCCTTATGGTACTCTTGTTCTAAATAATCAAAAGCCTCTTTTAGAATTTCGTTATCAAGTAATGCTTGTGCTTGTTTTCCACGAGCAATTTCTTTTTCAATTTTTTCCATGTTATCCATTTTTTTCTCCTTTTATGTGTATTGTGCTATTTGTTCTTCCGTATAACCTTTTTCAAGTAATGATGCTATTTCTTCTTGTGTTAAATATTGATTTTCATTTGTAGCAACAACAGCCCTATCTCCAAGTAAACCCATTGTGTCAACTCCACCAACTTGTGCGATATTTAATATTGTGTCAGCACCTTGCTCTGTATATCCTTGTGCCAATAAAGAATTTTTGTAAGTATCAGGGGATTGTGCAACCTTACTAAGATTTGAAATATCTATTGTATCTTCATCATTTGCAACAGCTTTAAAAGCTAATAAAGTTGTACCTCTTACTAAGTCATTTGTAAGCATATTGGCATCAAAACCATCTTGACCTGTATAATAAAATCTTTGAATATCATCTGTTGAATTTAAAATATCTCCTGTTTCAGGATTGTAATTTAATCTATTAGTAGCTGTTTGTTCTGTTTCTTGATTGCCATAAGTTACACTTAGTGGGTCACGATTACCTGTTTGCACTAAAATGTCACCTTCTATATTTAAACCAAAGCCATCTGCAATAGTATTAGCAACAGTACCCATACCTTGTGATATTGCTGATGCTTTATCAACATTAGCTTGTTTAAATTTATCACCTTCCATACCAAAACCTTCATTTGTTGAAGTTGCTAAATCATAACCACCAAAACCTGTTTTATTAGATGGGTCAGCTTGTAAACCTTCTGCAAATAATAATGCCATACCTATAGGTGCTGTTAATGGATTAGTTGCAAGACCTTGTATTCCTGTTCCAAGAGTCGTAGTTATGCCTGAACCTCCTAATGCAGCAGCACCACCTGCAGATGCAGTTGCTGTTCCACCTAATAACCCTGATGCACCTAAACCAACTGCTGTACCAAAAACATTTGTTGGTGTTGCTTCTTCAAGTGCATCGTTTAAACTTAATAAACCACCTACAAGAGGTATTGTTTCACCAACAGTATCTAAAGAACCTATACTATATGGTAATTCTGTACTTAATAAATTACCAAATTTATCAAATTGTTTATCTAAAAAATTTTTTTCAACTATTTTTTCACCAACTTTTACGCCATTTTCTATAACATCTACAACTTTATAGTTTGGGTGAAAACCTTTACTATCAAAAATAGCATTATAACCAGAAATTTCATCATCTAAACCTAAAATACTACTAAAAGCATCTGTACCTGTTGCAATATCAGTTCCAATAGTTCCCTTAAAATTTAAACCACTTATTGTTGCAGGATTTATGACATTAGACCTATACACATCTGTTAAATTTCCTGATGTAACTTGAACAACTTGACCAACTGCAGTTTTTATTGGAACACCACTATCAAGAAGGCTTGTTAAAAGTGATGTGGCATCATTAGATAATACATTGCTATTTACAAGTGTATTAATATCATTAATAGCTGTTGTATTGTTTGTTGTATCAATACTATTTATAATATTAGTTAAACCTGTGTTACCTGAAAGTGATATAGTATTGTCAGTATTATCTATTGTATCATTACCAGCACCACCATCAAGGGTATCAACTCCTGATAATGTTATTTCTGTTCCTTGACTTCCATCAAGAGTAGTATCGGTATCATTTTCTGTACCACTCAATGTAATTGTGCTTGAGCCTCCATCAACAGTATCAGTTCCACTTGTATTAGTTGTAACAGTATTGCCACCAATAGTAATTACTGATGTTCCACCATCAATAGTATCAGTACCACCTGTAGTACCATCATCACCATCATCTATTGTTGTAGTAACAGCATCAGTACCACCTGTAGTACCATCATCACCACCAAGTAAACTTGTTGCACCAGTAACTAAACCAGCAGCACCTAAACCTGATAAATCAATACCATCATCAGTTGTGCCACCACCTTGATTAACAAAAGATTGCCAATAATTAGGGTCATAAGGCAATGGTTGATAAACATTCATGTTAAATGTATCAGGCGTAACGGCAAAACTTCTTTGAAAGTCGCTTTCAAGTGTTGGGTATTGGTCAAGCATATTCATAACAACTTGTGGTCTTTGTTGCATAACATCTAAATCTGACAATGTGTCTAATACAGGTGTGTTTTGCAATAAACCTTGTTGTGGCACAAAGTAGTTAGGATAGTTTTGCACAGGTTGAAAATCTTGCATAAACCCTGAGTAATCTACTTGCTGCGTTGATGGTTGTGCAGCGTTTAAACCAGCAAGTATTTCTAATGTTTCTTCGTCCATTACTCAACTCTCGGTAAATTAGTAGATGGGTTACCGCCAACTTGTTGTTCAAAACCCCTAAGTTGTGCCTCATACCTAAGTTCTTCTTTTCTTATTTCCATTTTCATTTGCAATTCTTCACGCTTTAATTGTAATTCAGCATCTTGTTTTTGTTTTTGTAATTGTATGTCAGCTTCCATTTTTTGTTGTTCAAGTTGCATTTTAATTTGTGCTTCACTTGGTTGTGGTGGTTGTTGTGGTTGTGGTGGCATATCTGCAGGATTTTTAAAGAACCTTGACGCATCTTTAAATCCAGCAAGTCCTGCCAATTCTGCCAATGTATTTCTGTATTGTTCTAAAGAAACTAATGGATTTTCAGCACCTAATTGTAACAATATCTGTTCTTGTTTTTGTGCCATTTGATTTAAAAATGCTAGTTTTTCGTTTGTTTGACCACTACCTAAACCTACATTGACTGTAATATCATATTCATGTTTCCAATTAGAAGGGTCTATTGGTACAAACTTATTATTTAGCCTTATCATTTGGTCTTTTTTGCCATGATGTAAACATAAAGTTAAAATCAATCTAAATAATTGTTTTACGCCTGTTTCTGCAAACACTCTTGCAATCATCTCAATCTTACCTTGTGCAGCACTCATTTGTGCAGCAACCGCAGTAGCTGTTGTGCTTTGTAGTGCATCTGCATCAAGACCCATAGAGGCTTTTGATAGTCCTGTTTTTTGTTCTTTTAATTGGTCAAGATATTGTAACAATCCATAAGCATTTTGACCTATCATTTGTGGTTGTAATTGTTGAATGGCATTAGCTTGTCTTACTCGAACAACACCACCTGCCCTTGAATTTAACAAATCATCTATATTAACTTGACCTTCAACAGCGGCAACTCTTGAATTATTTGTAAGATAAATATTATCTAATAATTGACGCATAACTGTTGATTTAACTAATTGTATGTCCATAACAATTTCAGCTAAACTTCTACCAATAAGTCTATGTGGCATTAATATTGGTGATAGACAAGCAAATGGTACATGGTCAAAAACTTCATTTTCAACTATTTCTGAACTTTGTCCAAGTGCAACAACTCTGCGTAATTCAGCAATACCATCACCATCATAATCAGCTTTTATATAAGCCTCGACAACCAATACATCACGCATAGACACATCACTTGTATCAGTATCACTTCCACTTTCGATATCTTCAAATCTATTTTGCACTTCATCACTAAAATCTAATTCAGTATATCCAGCGTAACTTTCAACAAGTTCTCTATCATAGCCCATTTGGATTAGGTCACTAACTTTCATTGTTGTTCTATGTGCAACAAAATCAGCTTCTTCTAATGATGCTGCTCTTTTTGATACTAAAAATTCTTCCGGTGGAATATTATCAACTTTAATCATACCACCATAAGATTTTCTTTTTATTACAACATCATGCCTAATATTATTTGCATAACTATCCATTCCTTCCATTGACATTTCATCAAATTCATAGGCTTCTATTTCTTCTGAATTTTGTTCTAAAATTTCAACACTATCATCTTGTAATAATAATGTAAGTTCGTCATCTGAAAGATTTGTGTATGTTTCTTCTTCCATTGTTTCAGTTTCATCATAGTAAACTTTGACAACGCCTAGTTTTTGTAACAACGCATCTTTAAAAAAGTTATGTAAAATAACAAAACCATTATTTTGACAATTTATGACATAATTTGCGTATGATGTGGCTTGTTCAGCACCTTCAACATCTTCTTCACCACGAGGCATAAACTTAACAAAATCGTCAGTTTGGGTAAAAGTACGCATAAGGCTTGGCATGATAAATTCAATAGTGTCAGCAACTTCTGTTGTAACAACTTGAGAACGACCTTCTTGCTCGTTACCATACTTTTCACCCATATAGTAATCCATAGCTTTTATTCTATCTATGCCGTACTCATTATCATAATAGCCATGTGCGTTTTCTATTTCATTACGCAACAAAGCCTGAAATTCTAGCTTGTCCATTAAAAATCCTATTTAGTAGTTTTTTTCTTTGCAGGTTTTTTCTTAGTTTCAACAGGCTTTTTAGTTTCTTTTTTAGCTTGTTTTTCCATTTCTAATACTTGACTTCTTTGCATTGTATTACCCTATAATTATAATTAATAAAAGTATTCCAATAATGCCACCTAATGTAGCATCAATGTAATCCCATGAATGACCCTTGATATACTCAATAATGTTTTGTATTTTTTCCATTGTTTTCTCCTAATTTAACTCTGATATGTCTGGTCTTATATCTACTGTTCTTAGTTTTTCAATAAATTCTTCACTTGAACCACCACTTCTATAAAAAGTATAGGCGGCAGCTGCCAAACAAACCTCTGTTAATAATTCAAAACTATCAAGATGTTTGTTCATTTTTTCTAGTTCTACAATTAAATGTTCTAATAAAGCATGGGTAACAGGATTATCTGCCTCAAACTCGTGTTCAGGCATAAATACTATATCTTTTATGTTATCCATGAATTGTCCTTATATGATATTGGTTTATTCCAATTATGTTGTGTTCCACGCACACTTGCTACAAATGATTGTTGTGCAAAGGTTAAGCAAAACGCATCAGCTAAGTCACATGAACGCCCACCTAATCTTTTTTTAAACTCATCTTTGGCTTCAACTTTAACTTTACCATTTGATGTAAATTTAAAACGAGGTGCTATAAGTTCTTCAATTAACTTATCATCTTGAACTAAGTAAACATCACGACCCTCAAACCATTCTCTAGCCTTAAACCATAGTTCATCACGCAAACGCATATATTTTTCACGCATACTAGGGCTTTCACTTACTTGTATGGGTCTTGCTGGTAAATCTAATTCAGTCAATCTTGAACAAACACCACTACCAATACCAATGCTATCAACCATTATGTCAGTTGGTCTATCTTTATAACTGCACATTTCATACTCTTGCACAACCAAACCAACAGTTTCCATTAGGTCTTTACCTTGCCATGATTTAATAGGTTCAGTAACTTCATTGCCACGCCTTTTACATAAAGCCGTTCTATCACTACCAAAGGCGGCAACATCTAAACCCCAAACAACCGGTGTATATGGGTCAACTTGTATATCTCTTTTCAAGGCACTATCCACCATATAAAGAGGAATAACAGTATCATCTTCTGCTCTTGGAAACTCGCCAAGAACTCTAACCCTATAAACATTCGATTCATCACCATATTTAAGTGACATATCCTCAATATATTCATCTGATACTTGTGAACTATCTGAACACGCAACAGTCATTAATTTCCATCTATCACGCATAGCGGCAAAAGCATTAAAAAAATAACCACTTGTTCGTGTTGGGTTACCGGTCATAACAACTTTTGCATTTGGCGTTGATAAAGAACCTTCACCAACCTCAAATATCATATCGTCAACACCACTAGCCTCATCAATAATAAAAAGTAAGTTGTCACTATGAAAACCTTGTAATGCTTCTGGGTTTTCACGCCTTGATACACGAGCAACAGCATAACTATCACTTGCACCTTCAAGGTTGATTTTGTCGTTCTTCATTTCTAATTGATTATAAAATGCTTCCGGTAATTGACGACCCCATTTTTTTACTTCTGCCCACAATACATCAGATAGTTGGTGTGCTGTGTTTGCAGTACATATTACTTTGCATGGGTGTCTTGTAAGTAGCCACCATAATATTAACCAAGATAAAACAGCAGTCTTACCAACACCATGTCCTGACTTAACTGCATTTCTAGGATTGTTTTGAACATTGTATAAAAATTCTTTTTGCCACTTTTCAGGCTTAACATTCAACATTGTTTCAACAAACATTACAGGGTCAGATGCTAAATCTTCTATAATTTCTTCTAGTTCTGTAGTTGACATAAAATTCCTTTTTTGGTGTAGATAGGACAAAAATGGATAGTTTTCGAAAAACCTACCTACACCACCTCAAGAGGTAATAATTGTTGTGCTTCCATTTTTTTTTGGTGCTTCTTCTTATTGTTAATTGGGGGAGAGTTGCACAACAAACACCATTTGACCATATTTGGTGATTTGAGAGAGTTTGTCAACACCATATATAGTAATAAAAATAATTGAAAAAATTTTTATATTTTGTATTGACTTATATTGTCAATAGATGTAGTTTGTCTATATTGTTAATTAATTATGGAGAAATAAATGAATGATGAATTAGAATATATACTTATAGTGGCTATATCAATAGCCACTTATTTACAATTTATAGGAGTGTAATATGAAAGTTGGACAAACTTTAACTATAAAGCATGGTGGC